TTTGAAGGAACTTTGTAAGACTGCAGGAGGCGGATTAAAACTCTTTTAGTTCTCAAAGTTTCTGAATCTCTGATTTCTGATTTGGCTATTTCAGAACCTAAGATAGTTCTTCCTTTTCTTTGAGTGACTAACATGAGTGCTTCGTAAATGGTCCGCCGGCGGTCGGTGTGGTTTAATTGGTTCATTTTATTTGATTGGTTTAAATTGCAGTTGGAAATTCATCCCTAACACTATCAAATTTTAGTATTTTTATTTCTTCTTTTTTTCTAAAACAGTTCCACGACTTTATTATTAACGCGTTTCGTAAAATAATTGGCATTTTTCGTGGTGCCATTTTATCTTGCATTAATTTTTTTCTTAGTAATGATATAGAAATATTTTCGACCTGCATCCCAGTACATAATTGAACCATAAACGATTCTGCATCTATTTCATTAATATCATAAAACAAAGAATACATTCCGCCAATTAAACTTGGTGCTAATATTTTGGCGAAAGCTAAATACCAGCTATGTGTTTTAATTGCCGTTGATTGCCAATACTTTTCACGCTCATAATATTTTTCTAATAAAACTGCATTTGTTGGCTTATTGTTTTTTTGCTGTTTTATCCCTGTTCCTCTTTTTAATGATTCATAGTTTGATATGATTGAAGGAATTGTGTTTGAACCTTTAATACCTTGAACAACAAAGACATCACCTGCATTTCTGATTGAGCCGGTATCAATAACATCAAATACTTCTTCCGGCACATCGTAAGCAATATGAAATTTTATTGACGCTTTTGATTTAATTATTCCATGAAGTCTATGCTGTCCGTCAAGCACATTTCCGCCGGTTGATATTTTAATTGTTTCGCCGGTGTCCTCCTTCCATCTACCCTCCGCCATATCATTAGCATAAAGCAATACTCTCGGCATTTTTATTTTTCTGTTCTTGTTGTTTTTCTCTAAAAATTGCGCCGCAATCTTAGGAGTGATTAATTGTTTTTGAAAGTTCATGGTTTATTTATTTTGGTTTAAAAAGTTATTCCATTCGGTTAGTGCTTCAAAAAGGTACTGGCTCAGTATTAATTCTTTTCCACTCATTCCAAAATCTGTAAGGCAATAGAAAATCTTTTCCTTGCTCTGAATACCTGCCTGTGAAAAAATCATAATTGAATCGTACAGTTCCGCATTCACCAACAAATTTCCACCGTACTTTCTGAATATGAACATCTACTGAGTTATCCTTATTCCGGTAAACAATTATTCCGTTATCAGCTTTATTATACCAATGTGCGCTCCCTGATATTGAATAAAGATTCGGTATTTCATATGCCCCTGTTTCATTATCTTTTTTTAATTTGGTTGGATGTGCTACAAGAAATAAATGAATACCATAAGTTTTTATAACGGTTGTGAATTTTGCAAGTGATTCATTGATGTACTGAGTTTCATTTTGACCATTAGGAACTAAGTGTTCAACACAATTCCATGGATCAACAATAGCACCATTCACTCCGTATTTTTTCACACACTCTTTTATAGTGTCGCATATTCCGGTTACACTTGTATCTGCTTCTGAAAATTTAAAGAAGTAAAAATGTTCCCTCACAAATTCATAAGCAATTTCAACATCAACCGGTGCCATTTTATAATTTGGTATTTCGCTGTCAAACGATTGACCAATAAACATTGATGAAATCATTGAAAACATTTCTTCTTCAGGCATATTTTCAGGAGCAAACACAACCCACTTCCACCCATATCTTGCTGAAAGTAAAATCATAAGCCACAAAGTAAAGTTTGATTTGCCATGTGAAGGAATCCCCGACACCACAGTAAAGTCACCTTGCCGAAAAGAAAGTAAGTGGTCAAAGTCGCCCAACTTTACCTGATTTGGTTTCTCTCTTCCATTTTTATAAAGGTTGAAAATCTTTTCTTTGAAACCTTCAACAGTCCAAATTCCTTTTATCGGTACTGGTAATGCTGATTTAATACAATCAATTAATTTTCCTGTTCCATTTTTTTCTAAAAATTCATTTGCATCCTTACAATCGCCGAAGGTTACAATGTAACAACGGTCAGCACCTAACCGCCTGATTAATTCATTCTGTAAAAATATCCCAGCTTCATCATTATCAGTTGCGATGTAAATCTTTTCCATGCTTTCAAATAACTCCCAATTATTATCGAGGTAAGTTAATTGTGCTGAGTTTGATTTACTTGCTCCATTTGGTACGCTGATAGCGTAGTAATATCCCTCCTGGTAAATAGTCATACAATCTATTTCACCCTCACAAATCAAACATTCTGACTTTGCTTTTATCGCATCAATATTGTAAAAAATTAATTCAGCATCTTTAACTAACCTAAATGACTTTTTTGCATCCCGATATTTAATGTTTACGAGTGATCCGTCACGATAATAATTAAAGTTAATAGTTTTTCTTTTACCGGCTTCAATTACTTTTCCTTGAAAATTTCCTTCGGGCATCCACTCCTCACTTTCTGTTATCTTAAAATATTGAAGTGTGCTTTCTTTTATCCCTCTATTTTCAAACCATGAAATAGTTTCTTTTGAAAGTGATGTTAGGTTGCATAGTGGCATCACATACTCTTTTTTCTCTGCGATGTTAAGAGTTCCCTTGAATCCGCAGTTGTGACAAAACCATGTGCGAGTATCAATGTTTACAGATAAGCAAGTATCTGATTTATGCTTACGCTCTGCGCTGCATTTCGGACATTTAGTTTTTAACTGCCCTCCTGATTTTCCTTTCAGGTCTATTCCGGTTTGCTCCCAAGTTAGTTTCATCTTTTTATCGGGTCGAATTGAACCTGTGAATTAATACTTTTTTTCTTTGGTGTGTATCTATTCAACCAATTATTAAAATGCTTTTTGCATTCATGCAATGAATCCCACTTTGTGCCATCAGCTTTTTGTTTTATAAAAAATAAAGCAACAATTTCTTTAAATTCAGTTTCATTACAGTTATGAATTTTAGTAGCGTGTTCAAAAACAAATGAATCCTTTAAAATATTTTCTGAAAACTCTTTAATAGTTAATTGGTTTATAGGTTCTATAGTTATATAGTTAATAGGTTTATCTATGACTACAATGCTATTGCCCTTGCTACTGCTTTGCTTTTGTATGTGCTTCTGCGTTGCTTTTGATAGTGCTTTTGTATGTGCTTTTGTATTTTTTACAATAGCAATTACAGTAGCAGAATACTGATTTTTACTTTTTTCAATAACCTTAAAAAATCCCCATTCAACCAAATCATTAAATGCTTTTGAGTATGTCCTCCAATTTTTAATACCAACTGCATCCATTGTCATTTGTGTTGGCATACCAAATTTTTCTTTCCATCCAAGCCGGTTACAATGCTCAATAGCAAAGAAATAAATTGCTGAGTGATTAGGGTTTACTTTTTCGGTATTCTCAAAACACCAATCAAACCAATTTCGTGAAAGCTCATATCCTGTTATGTCACTCATTTGTTATGCTGCTTGTTTAAAAAAGGTTTCCACTCTTTAATTAGATTTATTTCTTCATCATAAAATCCGTGCGGAATTTCTTTAAAAAAGAAACTTGCATAATTATCTTTTCTTAATTTTTTTAAAACAGGATGCCCATGATACCTTGCAAATAAATTAGATGTACTTCCGATGTATTGCAATATTAATTTCTTAGTAAAAAAATCTATTGTAACAATAGCATAAACACCTGGAGTAAGGGGAGGTTCTTTAAATGTATTATCATAAGTAGTTGGTGAACTCCACTTAAAAAAATAATTGTAAATATCTTTATCTGCCATAATAAAAAGTTCCCCCTAATAAATCCTGTGGCGTAAGGGCTTCTGACGGCACCATATCACATTCAATAATAGAGGGAATTAGTTTAGTAAAGTGTTGTGTAATCATGTCAGAATTTTATTACGCGGCTGCAATATAATTTTAATTTCTTATTTCCAAAGTCTTTTTTGTGAACAATAAAAACCGGCTCATTAATTTTCTCATTTAAAAAAGTTTATAATTAACAAGTGAGTAATAAAATGCCGCCGCAACAGATCCAACCATTACAGCGGCTATCAAAAAAAACACAATTATTAATGTGAATTGAATCTCTTTTAAAATACTGATGAGGAGTTTCATTTCTTCTTATAGATAAAATTTTGTGAACCATAACCGCCAATTCGTTTGTCCGCCGTCATTATCAAATAACCCTCCTCTGTTAAGTCAGAAACAGCCCGTCTAATCGAAGTTAAAGGACAAGTCACTCCTAAACTCTCATATATTTTCCACGCCTCAAACGCTGTCAAACCTTGTAAGTTAGAGTTGAAGATTCTTTTTACTATCTCTTTTTGGTTTTCGGTTCGCTTCCAAAGTAATCCTAACTCCGGTTGCTTTTCGTTGGTCGTATTATAATAACTCATCTTGGTGGAAGTTGGTTTTCTTCGTTTGTGATAAAGTCCTTTTCAATATCCTCTTCTTCATCCTGAGGTTCACAATGCTCTTTGCAAGCTGAGCAAATATCTGTGTCCTCGTATATCCTTGCTCCGCAGCATGAGGAGTAAATAAATTTGGGTTCGAGTATCATAATTTTTGAAAGTTTAAATCTTCTGAAAGTTCAAATCGCTCATTGTCTTTGAAGCGGATAGTCTTAATAGGTTCTGTGTATTCATAATCAGCAACCTTTGAAATGTAAGGAATGAAAACCCCTTTTTCGTAATATCCGTATTCAGGTTCGTTTACAATAGCGTGATTGTTTTGGCAATCCTGATGACACCTGTCACACTTCATTTCTGTAACAGGTGCGGAGCAACATAGACTTAGATAGTATTGGTTCATTTCTTTACGAAAGTTAAAAGTTCATCCTGGTTAATCTTACTCACGATATACTTAGAATAGATTTGGACGAGTGTGACCTTACCAGCTTCTAAATTAATCTTTGCTTTCTGCCACTTTTCAGTAAGTGTTGAGCCGTCTTTTTCAAACTTGTTTAACCATTCCTTACCTTTTGTATTATCTGCTGTTATCCATGTTTTAACTATATGGTTTTCCTTCGCCGGCTGTGTCGCTGCGTTCGCATCATCGTCCTCGTCAATAGCTAAACCAAGGATAGCACCTAAAGCATATCTGCGAGCGTATGTTATTGCGCTCCCAACGGCTTGAGGGTCATTCTGTTTAGCAACCGGCATTAAGTAAGTTGATTGTAAATATTCTCCTGATTCGGAGTGCATCAATATAGTTGTAAGTCCTGATTCATCAGGGAACTGAGCATAACTTAAACCACATTCTGAAAGTGGTAAGTTGATGTGTTCAATAATCGTGTTAAGACTTGCATACTTTGACTTAAAGAAAGGATTGACAGCGTCCTTTTTTACTGCGCCTACTTTGTTTTGAAACAAAAGTAAAGCACCTGCGATTGATTTAATTGATTGTGACTTTTCCATTTATATTTTAGTTTTTAGTTGGTTTAAAAATGCTTCTGCATTATGATTTCCGTATTCATCATTTATTACTATTGCTATTGCGTTAGCTAATGTTTTAACTGACATTGAATCGTCAATCTTATTTATTTCCTCTACTATCTTTTCAGAAAGTATTTTAGCTTTTTGATATTCAGTCATGTTAGTTGTTGTTTGCAAGGGTTACGATAATTAAGAAGATAAAGAAAAGGATGCAAGAAGCTACTGCGATGAGTGATTCTTCTTTTGTTAGTGGTTTGTTTTTCATTGGTTATGAATTTTGTGTTGTACGGTTTACATATTTCAAACTGCGCTTTTGATTTTGTGTTTCTCATAATTGAAAAGTGTTTTCTGATTCAACACTATATTCATTATATTCTGTTGTGTCCATTGATGAAACATTATCAGTAGCTACTATTTCATCTTCGCTTTCGAAGTCCCATGAATAAGTAAAACCTTTTCCAAGCTCCTTTACTTTTTCAATTGCCTTTTGTTCTGACAATCCAGTTGCTACTACTTTTCCTTTTTTGTTGTTGATGTTAAATGTTTTCATTGTGTAGTTTGTTTTTGATGATGCAATATTACTACATGATTTTCGTATTTCATAATATTACATAAAAATATATAAACATTATTAATGTTAATTTCTTTTACTTTATTACACTTTATGTTATTACATTTGTCAAAAAATTAATTATGACAGCAAAAATTAAAGCAAAACAAATCACGATTAACATTCCAGTCAGCATGGAGTTGAAAAAGAAACTTACTAAAGAAGCTGATAAGTTAGGATTAAACCTTGCATCTTATTGCCGGATTAAACTAATAAAATGAAAACCCTACTTCTTCTACTCATCTCATCATGTTGTTACGCTCAACAATATGATAGCGAATCACTAAAAACAATGAACAAGATTGAACTGAGTAAAATCTATCTTGACAAGTTAAATCAAGTAAATAAGCTACTGCCTATGATGGCTTTTACTATCATAGTTGCTGATGAACCTACAACTTACGACGGGGTTATAGAAATTCCATCCACGAAGCAAAATAAGACTGCTCTTGACAGAGTAACGATTGAGAACAGTAATAATGCTGATGTGAATCGGGATAACTTAAAGGTGCTTATTCCTTACGCTGATAAGGATAAAATAATTGAAAGCATACTAAGATTTGAAATGATTATTGACATGATGAAAACGATTAAATTATGACATTAAGAATCAAATCAAAGTTTCACATCACACTAAAATAAAAAAGCCGCTATCTCACGACTGCGGCTAACCAAACTACTTATTGAGGAGTTATTTTTTCAATCTTGCATTATTAATTCCTAATAAGGTAAACAAAGCCATTACAGCCGTTATTGCCTCGTTGATATGCGGTAAGACCTCTCCGCCAAAATCAATCCCTCCTGCTGCGCTAATTGAAGTAGCAAGGGCAATAAGAACAGCGTAAAGAGTGGATGAAGTCCAACTGAATGAACTGATTGAATACCGCTCGAATATTGCAAGTCCTGATCCTACAATTACTTCGATTAAAGGAAGCGCAGTACCTAAATCGAATCCTAAAATACTTTGAAAAAATGGAGCAAGTAATAGTAATGCAGCCATTATTTGAGTGTAAGTTGTTTTCATTGTTTTTATTTAAGGTTTAAAATTAATTATTATTAATTGTATTAGGTATTATTTTTTCAACCTTCGCCCTTACCATTCTCCAATTCTTAAGCTCCCAATGTGGGAAGTCAGATAATGATTGAAAGTTTCCGCCCCAAACTATTTTATCAGAAACGGCGGCGGCGTGTGATCTTGCTATGTTTTTAAATTCTATGTTATTCCAGTCTATACTTTTCCCGTCCTCACTCATTACCCATGTATCAACGGCACAATTAAAATTATGGGGGGATTGTCCGGCTTGCGCCCTTGTTACTATTTTACCTGGAGCCGACCTACCTTGTTCGTATAGTTTGGTTTGTTCTTCTAAGGAACGGAAGCCAAAGATTATAATTAGTTCACGATTCATTTTTTTCTTTACCTTTTCAGCAAGTGATTCAATACAAGCAACCACCCGAATATCAACTCCTATTAATCTTTCTTCGTGTTTCATTTCTTTTTAAATTTTTCAAAGGTTCTACCTCCAAAATAAGCAGCGAAGGCAGTCGTCATTAATATCTGTAATAAATCAATCCAATTATCTTTTATTGAAAAACTTGTATGAAGCGAATCACTAATAACAAATCCTGTCAATATTGCCAACAGATATATTAAAACCATTGGTCTGATATTTTTAGCCATCCACGAATCACTATTCATATCAGCTAACCATCTGTCAGTAATATTTTTTTCGGCATCATTTAATTGCTGCTGCATTGTTTCAATGTGCCTGTTAATTTCTTTTTCAGCTAACTGTCTGAACTCTTCCTTTTCCTCCTTACTCTGTATAAATTTATCAGCCCCATTTACAACTGAATCAACTATCGAACCTGCCGAACCTCCTACTATCTTACCTAATATGTCTCCTACTTTACTCATTGTTTTTTCTTTTTTATGATTAAATAAACCCATTGAACAAACCCTGTAAAACAAAACAGCACACAACACAATCCGATTAACTTAACGACTATTGCCATTCTTTTTTGTACTGTTTATAAATCCAAATCTCAATCAGCTTTTTATTATCAGGTGCATCGTCAATCCAACGAATATAAAAATTATTATATCCTTCAAAACTTTCTGGTTCTGCAATTTCACCATGAAAATATCTTTTAGTATCATCGAAGGTGAAAACAGTCCAACCGCCATGAGTGGTGAAAAATGTTACATGATTAAAAGGTTCTTCTAAGTCAGGAATCTCAATCTTAAAAAAGTCCTTGAACCATTTACACATTACTTCTTTACAAGTTCGTAAGTTTTATAAAATTCCTTTATGCCTTCGTCGTAACTTTCAATTTTTTCAGTTATATAATCTAACTTTTTATTGACCTCTGCATATTGCATATTGTTTATTTTCTGCATGGTTTCAATTTGACCTATTAACCTCTGAATTAACTCTTCATGTTCGTTTAATCGGTGTTCATGGTCGGCAATTACTTTGTCGTTTTTATTTATTGACCTCACAATAAAGAAGCCAATTATACTTACCATTAAAGTACAGATTGCATACACGAAGTGTTCAGGTGTCATTTTATAAAGGTTAGAAAGTTTAAAAAAGAATGTGTTACACGAAATGAATATTCAATGTCTTTAGGTAGTAATCCATGTTTATATCCTTGCCACACTAACCAGTCAGTCTTTACTTCTAATAAAATTAATTGAGCGTTGATACTTTGCGAACCACAACAACTAACTCCGAAAGCATTACCGCAATCAATAGGAACTGTTTTATCGTAATCGGTAGAAACATTGTAAACAGGTACATTGTTATTGTATAGGTATGTAAGATTCAAAATACCGCCCCATCCATTTAAAACTCCTGCTACTTTTTGCTTATGCTGATAAGCTATTCCTAAAGCAACAAATCCGCCTGCCGAAGTTCCTGCTAAGTAAATTCTATTCGTGTCTATATGGTATTCGTTAGCGTGTAGCTTAATCCATTTTAAAGCGTTTACTCCATCGCTGATTCCTTTTTCTGCTGCTGATAAAGAAGGAAGCGAAGTAGAATAACCTACTTTACAACTTACATAACCCTGATTCACTGCTAAAGAACTCCATGAATTACAGATAGCCCAATTCTGAGTCATAAATCCACCGCCTGGAAAGAACAGGAAACAAGGTTTTAATTCATTCGTGTTTCCTTCAATTCTTATCTTATTACTGTTGTCGTAATACTTAGTTATCGTTTGAGCATTAACTATGTACCCGAATAACAATATTATCAGTCCGATAATTACAGCGAAGATTACTTTTAAATCAAAGTCAATCGGGTTAATAAATCCAACCCACCATAAATACAGTTTTGCTTTTATTTTATTCATAATAAACTGTTAAATCTGCCGAAGTTCCTAATGATGATTTTACTGTTAATCCCGTCGTAAAATTTACATTCAAATCGTATTGGTCTGCCTGAATATTTGTGAACACTTGTATTATAGGTGCTGTTGCTGATGTGTTATTATAAATAGTTATTGTATTTCCTCCGCTTCCTGACACTCCCACCACTATGCTTCTTAAAATGCCACTTCCTATTTTTAAAATGTTTGTTGTCTTGGTGTTTATTCTTTTAAATGTCGTAGGATTATCATCAGGTAAAACAGGAAACCAATCATAAGTTAAATCAACTGCATCAATTAACTCCTGTGCTGTAAATAAAAAACTCATTCTTATATCAACAATTACTGCCCACAAATCATCCGCAGTATGCTTTATAACATCGCAATATTTAACAGTAATTCCATCTGTATAATTAGCATCAGTAAAACATTTATCCGCCCTGTTCTGCGCCTCAATCTCGTTTATGTAAATTAAATACTTCATATCTGACCGAATTTACCTTTTAAAGAAATACTATTCTGCGCAACCTCCGCTTGTGTTAGTGCAACTTGATAAACCAATACCT